AAAGCGATTATGACGAGGACGGGGATCTATCCCAGGCGGCAGGATTTTTCGGGATGTGATAAATATCTAGGTATTATAACCATTCCCCCCTTACCAAGGCCGGGACAGCCAGGGCAATACTCCTGGCACCCGGCGTTCCCTATGGGGGGACGCATAAAGAATGGCAAAAGCACATTACAAAAGTAATTACAAAAGCAATGAAGGGAGTTAATGCCAATATGAGCCTAAAATCAGCCATAGAGCTGTGCCAACTAAAAGTATCCATGGCAATTTCCGCTTCCACCAAAGAAGCAATGCTTTCGGCAGCCCGGGAGGCGGAATTTGGCCTCACCGTCCTTGCCGAAGCAGCGGAAAGAATGGAAGCAAATAGCGCAATTACTAGCGATACTAATCACCGCGTCCTTCGCCCTTACCGCCCCTCAGTCTCCTCAATAGAGGATGGTCCATGGCCGGAAGGTGATAGCGAGGACAACCCGGAAGCGGAAACGCCCTTGGAGAAGCGGAATCGGGAAGAAATGAAGAATCGGGGGTTTTACGGATAATGAATACAAAAATAACGGATGTGCAAAGTAAATATGATAGGTTTTTAGCGGAGGCTAGGAAAGATGCCAGGAAGGAAATTGAGGGAATAGAAAGGCAGGAAATCAAGTCCGATCCAAAGCTTGCGTCCAAAGAAGTCAAGTCTGCACCTAAGTCCATACCTAAATCCGCGCCCATGAAAAACCCATTCCCTTCATCTAAAAAACTTTCCTGCAAATATTGCGGTAAGGAACTCAGCCCGAATGGATTATTTCAGCATGAAAAGCACTGCCCGGAAAATCCGATCAATATAGCAAAACGGGAGATGGATGCCAAAAAGGAGGAAGTAAAGATTGACGTTATGGTGGTTAAACAACCGAATGAGTTTTTTGGAACTGGGCCAATAGAAGCAATAAACGAAGAGATTTCCGACCCCCGCCCAACCATCCCATTATCCCTTTGCGCCCGCGACATTAATTATGTCAAAGAAAATAAACCCTTCTACATGAAAGTAATGGGCCGAAAAATAGGGAATAAGGTATATGTGGAAGAAGTGGAATTAATGAGATTGTGATAGGAGGATATATGGCTAAAATAATTCATTTCCCCAGTCCCAAAAATGAAGATACTCCGGAAGAATTTATGCTTGACACGATTGAAACAATCAAAGAGATGGAAGCAGAAACAATTATCATTGCCGCTAAGAATAAAGAAGGGTATTGGGTAACCGGATACTTAAATGCAGACTGGGCAACCCGGAATGAAGCACTGGGACACATTCAAGCAGACATTATAGATCAAATGATTTTATCAAATTTAGATAGATATAGCGAATAAAGGCGGTGAGCCTAATGGAAGAGGTACAATATCAAGACACCATGGAAATAGAATCGACAGAATTAAATTTATCCACTCAAGAAGAATCAGAGGCGTCCCAAGAAGTAATCCTAAAAGCCATCCGCAAATGCTCCGAATGGTATGAGATGGACAAAAACGCCAAACAATTTTACGTGGATGAAATGAAGGAAATGTATAAATTATACTCGGGGCGCCACTGGGACCTTCTTGACCCAACCGGCAACCCCCTCCGCACCGAAGAACAGCAGCGAAACCGACCCAATTCCGTGGAGAACATGGTATTTGCCCTCATAGAAGGTACGGCCTCAGAATTTGCGGAAGATGTGGAACTCATAGACTTTCCGGTAGAGTCTGATGATGATGACCAGGCCAAAACCATGACCGAATTAAAAGAATTCATATTTTATAAAAACACTCTGTCCATGGAGAGAATTAAATTTCTTCGGTGGTTTTTCCTGTACGGGACTGGAATTTGGCACATTTATTGGGACCCTGACTGGCGGGGTGGGAGAGGTCCCAACCGGTGGGAGGGCGACATTCGCTGGAAAGCTCTACACCCACTGATGCTGATACCCGATGCCCGGTGCAAGGAAGATATTAACGAAGGAAACCGGTGCCATAAAAGGGTCTGGCATACCCTGGAGGAATTACAGCAGAAATACCCGCATCTTGCCGACCAGCTCCAAGAAGAAACCATGGACGAAACTGACGATATGCTGCTGGATATGCAAACAGATGCGGAAGGGTTTGACGATTCGGCTTACAAGGAAGATCAGCTTCCTGTGATTGAAACATGGTATGTGGGGGAACCGTTAATTCCCGACGAGAGCGACCAAACTGGTTACGGCCTCCATGTAATTTGGTGGGCCGGAGAGAATCAGCAAATTTACCTAAAACACGCCAATTATATATATTTTGACCCGGAGGAAACTACTAAGTTTCCTTTTATTGTGCGCCAATGCTATCCCAGGGAGAATTCCATTTGGGGATACGGCGAAGCGTATTTCCTGAAGAATCCGCAGATAATCCGGAACAAAACGGCGGAAATTATCATTGAAGGACATATGCACCAGGCTGTAGGGCAGACATATTATGACCAAAGCGCACTCTCGCCGAAGCAGAAGCGAATTGTTCAGACAAAAGGCACCCTGCCGGGCATGTGGTTTGAAGTACAGAACATAAACGGGATAAAGCGGGAGTATTCCAAGAATATCCCCAGCACTCTACTGACAGAAATGGACCGGAACCGGTCCGTGATGGAATCCATTATCGGGCGGTTTGATATTAGTCAAGGGAGGACGCCGGGGAGCATTACGGCATTCAAGGCCATTGCCGAACTGTCTGCCCGTGCTCAGGTGAGACTCCGGATTAAGGAAAAAGCCATTGAAAGCTCTTATGAAGAGGGTGGCATGTATGTAAACCGGCTGATTGAGAAGTTTTATACTGAGCGGCGGAAATTCCGGATTATGGGTAAAGACAAAAACAAAAATAATAACGCTAATCCTAATAGTAATAGTAACGGTTATCAATATGGTGAATATAACCCGGAGGATATGCTAAAGGTTTACGATACCACTACTGGAACAGTTGCGCCATATGCCCATGCGGAAGAACAGATTCCGGCCATGGGAATGATAAAACAGTTAAAGCAGCAGTATGAGGCTGGAATGATCAGCGAAGAAGAATATGCGGCCATGGCCAGTGAGCTTCAAATAGAGAATTATGAGATTTATTTCCCGGAGTTTGACTGCTACTGCAAAACTAGCAGCGTAACGCCTTCCGACAGGTTCTATTATATTGAAGTGGCAAAAGAACTATTGACTGCCGGGATATTGCCACCAAAAATTTTCCTGGAAGTGCTGGACAGCGGAAAGTTTCCTCCCATGGAAGAGATATTAGAAGAGCTGGACAGGATGAATCAGCCGAAGATTGGCGACATGATTGGGGTTCTGCCGCCGGAATTGCAGCAGTATATGAAAACCCTTTCGCCGGAGGATTTTGTGATGGAAATGGCGGGATTATTGCAGATTGGGGCGCAGCATCTTGATATGTCCGGGATGCCGGTTAGTATGCCGCAGGAGCTAGGAGGGGGAGAGCAGCAGGGAATGGCATAATTAAATGTTTGTACAATGTTTAATTTAATATTTGATTAAAGGGTTTAAAGGAACGGGAAACCGTTCCTTTTTATATGTCCAAAACGTGCTGATGACATTCAAAAAGCTGCAAGGAAATTAACAGCCCGACGGGGCTTTAAACACGGGTGAAAGGAGTAAAATGTTTGGATTAAATGGATTGTTTGGATTAAGCAGATTAAATAATTGTTTTGCAATGCCTTTATTTGAAGCTGATAAAGGTGGTACCGGCGGCGGACCTGCTGATGATGTCATCGACGATGATCCAAATTTACCGGATGATGATACAAGTGCTGACATAGACGACGCCGCAGAAGATTTGGAAGAGGACGCCTCAGATGATTTCACAGATGATACAGATAAAGATTTAGATGACACCCAAGATGATGAAGCAGATGACGGAACAGAAAAAGACAAGCAACCGCCGGCTCAGACCCAGCAGACTCAAAAAACTCCCGGACCAAAAATGGTCACCATGACCCAAGAAGAACTTGACCGGATTATTTCGGACCGGTTAGAGCGGGACCGGCGAGTAAGAGAAGATCAGGAACGGCAAAGGCAACAGCAAGCCCAACAGCAGCAGCAGTTTACCCAATGGTACAACAACGAACTTGCCGCCCAGACCAAGTTTTACGCTGATAATTTGGGATTGGATGACGAAACAGCAGCAATCTTGGCCAAAAAAGACGTGGACAACCAAGTACGGATCATGCAGGCCGAGCAGGCATCGAAGCAAAGCCAAGAATCCTGGCAGGCCCAGCAAAGGATTGTTAAATACCAGCAGGATAAGATGGAGCAGGTTTCCAAGAATCCGCTGGTTGCAAAGTATATCAAGGAAATAGATACTTTTGCCCAAAATGGGATGGCCGGAGTTGATTTTATGGTGGCGGCAAAGTATGTGTTGGGCGAGAAAATTGCATCCGGGGAACTGCTGGATACGGTGACATCCGCAGTAGAGCAAAAAACCCTGAAAAATATAGGGAAACGGCAAAAACTTGCCGTGGAAAAAGATAGCCAGCCGGGAGCTTCAACGGCACCGAGATTGACACCGGAACAAAGAAGGATATGCAAGAATCTTGGAATTTCTGAAAAGCTCTATTTGGCTAACTTACCCAAAAAGAAATAGGGTAAAACAAAAAGTGAAACAAAAAGCAAAACAAAAAAATTAAGGTTAAATGAGGTGATAATTTATGGCTTATACAGCTAAGAGAACCACTCAAGGGTTCGAATACATTGGTAATCTGCTCCATCAAGAAGATGCGGGCATGGATTTTGAATTGACTCCGAATACCGATTTTAAAAAGGGTGACATGGTTGTTTTTACCAATAGGTTAGTTGCAAAAGCGGCGGCCAATGCGACTAATGTACTGGGTGTCATGGCGGAGAGTATTACTGCGGCAGAGAATCCGGCTGCCAAGACTACTAAGGGGAAGGTTTTAATTAACCCATTCAATATTTACCGGTGCAGTTTTGCGGACCATTTAGACAGTACGGCAACCGGCGGCACCACTACCACATTGATTGATACGGCACTTTCTACTTCCAATGATGATGTATGGAACGGTGCACTGCTTTACATTTATGAAGGCAAGGCTGCAGGCAGCATCCGCACGGTCAAAGATTATGTCGGAGCCACCGATACTTTAACCGTGGAAGAACCGTTTCCGGAAGCTCCTGACACCACCAGTAAGTATATCCTGCTTGGTGCGGCGACAGCAGCCGGTGATGTAATTAATGTGGGCAGCGTTGGCGTTAACTTGAAGGATGAAAATACCATTGATGCTAATGCGACTGTTGCCAACGAAGCAGGTCCTTTGGCGGTCCTTCGGATCGACCCCGTGAACCTTTGGATGGACGTAATAATCAGAAAACACTTATTTAACTCCTAATTAGGAGTTTTTATTTTTGTGGAGGTGATTTGAGATGACAATGATTAGCGACAATTGGGCCGAGGCATTAGAACCGGGGCTTAGAGGAATTTTTACTCAGGCAATGAGTGATTATAAGAATTTTCCGGATTACCGGAAGAAAATTTTTACCGTTGAGGGTTCTCAGCGAGCATTTGAAGAGTATTTAGGTGTCGGCGGTACCGGGACGATGGACGAATGGGATAACTCTATTGGTGTTTCTTATGAGGATACCGAGAAAGGGTTTAATCCTTCATTCCGCCATAAGAAGTTTTCCAAAGGTAAGAAAATTGAGCGGGAATTGTACGACGATAATATGTACGGTGAAATTAAGAGCAGAATCTTGAGTTTGGCGGATTCTGTTTATTTCACTTACCAGAAACATGCGGCCAATGTATTTAACAATGCTTTCAATGCCAGTTTTTATGGCGCGGATGGAAAAGCGCTTTGTGCCACAGACCATCCGAAACTCCCGAATAGTTCAAATACTTTTAGC